TGCGGTTCCGGCTATAAATCAGATTGATTCTCTGGTTTCGTTCCTGAGCATACTGGTTAAGCAGCGGCGTTATCTGCTCAAAGAAATCGCCGATAAGCTCCACGCCGGGATTCTGTATACCTACAAACACTTTTTGACAACATCCCACTCCAAAAAGATTATCTAACTCTGTGCAGGTATAGCGACACAGATCGGAATAAAACTGTACGCTGTCCACAATCTTATCCACATCATTGCGCGGCTTTTCCTTGTGTTTTTCAGACAGTTCCTTTGCTTTCTGCTCAATTTCTACCTGTTTCTGCTCAAAATTCTTTATTAATGCGCTAAACCTCTCATAAAACGCCGCGTCACTGATCGGGATGCTGATATAATCCCCATTGTCATTTACCTCGATATTTTTTATGCCGCTATTTACTCTTAAGCTATCCATTCTTAACATCCTTTCCAAATCCGGGAACGATGGAAAGGTACGCTCCCGGATATATTAAGCTGCCTTAATACCTTAGTCGCTCAAACTTGCGCCGCCACTCTTTCGTACAGTGTAAGCCGCCGCTTCTGCATCCGGCGTCTCCGTAAAAGTCCACTTTCCGTCCTCAATCTTCATGATCCCGTCAACTGCGTCTCCATTTCCGCTGATCTGAATAGAGGATGTAAGCGTTTCGCCGCCCGTGCCGCCTGTGGACGTCGGCATTGCCACTACAGGGACTTTGATTGCCAGGAATCCATCGCCTGACTTTCCGGTTTTATAAAATCTGTAATAATCTGTTTCGGCGCCCTTGCCGGTTGGGAATTTGCGGAATGCCCGGTCTATGTACTCCTGCGCCTCGTCAGACAAATGCTCACGCTCCGGCGTCATGGAAAGGGCATATCCATTAACCGTGGTTGAAGCAGTCTTCATGTTTACATAGGTCGTTTCATTCGTATTCGGCGACCAGTCCTCTGTAAGCTCCGTATATCCGTCCCCAAGTTCAAGAATATTTGAGGATTCACCCTGCATCCACTTACCAAAATCCAGCAGGGATACCATGTTTGTTCTGTCGTTTGCCATATTTTTATACTCCTTTCATTTCACATTCCATAACTACATTTGATGTGTAGGCTATGTATCCATCTTTAGTCGATTCGTATCTAAAGGCAGAAATTGGCGATGCCTCAAACTTTATGATTTTTCTGTCATTTGTCAGATCTGGCAGATTTTCCAAATCGCAAAGCCAATCCACTATGTTATTTGCAACCTCTTGTGCATTGATTCTTTGCGGGTTTGTTTTCGGCGCACTCTGGTACGATATTCTCATATTGAGAACTGCTATTATCGTACCAGAAACATATTTTTTCTTCCTTATGCCTCCGTCGGTAAGAATGAAAACTCCTTTGCTGTCGCCGATTTCGTCATACAGTATTCCCCCAGCTTTTCCTTTAAGGTCCGATGGTGTATACGGACACTCCGCAATCAGTTCCAGCAGCATTTCCCCGACTTTATCGTATTCCGTTTTTGACAGGCGTTCTTTGATTTCTTCGGGCATAGGCTACTCCACGATTTCCCAATCATCAGCCAAGCAGTCACGGATTGACGGAACCCACATAGCATGAGAGCCGTCCACAGTGCTAATCTGCAAATACGGCTCGCACTTGAACAAATCGCCCTCATTCATTCCCCATGCTTCGGCGGTCTGTTTGTTGCACGGAATCCCCTGTGGATAGCCTTTCTGATAGACTACAGACAGCCCCTTGCCGTTCCAGCCTTTGCGTGTCATTCTTTTACCCTGTTTTAACAGTCGCAACGCTTCACCGAATCTAACAGTGCGAATATCAAAATCACTACTGCAACCGCCGACAGCTTCCACGACTACCCATTCATTGGACGCGATATTCTCAAGGGTGTAAAAAACATCCTCTGTTTCCCGAATATCCAACACCCTGCCGTCCTTGCAGTGCATTTTTACAGTATCTCCGTCTTTCTCCCAATATCCCGCCCATGACGGTAACTTTACTTTGTGTCCTGCTTTTAACGCTTCTAATGCGTTAGCAAAGTTCATAAATTATCTTCCTCCTATTTCAAATCTTGGTATTAAGGTATAAACGTCCACCGTATCAACGCTGAACGCATAGCCGTACTTGGTTTTGATATACTCAAAAAATCCGCCGGGGTACTTGGTTTCGTCTTGGTCTATCAGTCCGGTAGGGACATCAATGTCAATGCCCAACTCCGCTTTCTTGACAATCACGAAGAAATTCTTCCCCTCGGTGTCCAGTGTGAAACTCTCTAACATTTCATCAGTCGTGAGGTCATTCCACACTTCCGGGGCTTTGTACGGCTTTGGCAGATTGGCATTCGGGATTTTCACCACGCACACGCTGGCGTTTTCCATGCCGCTTGCCTTTTGGTTTGCCCCCTGCGTCAGTTCCACTCGCACATTATCAAACCGTGTGCCGAAATATGTTTCTGTTTCCATCAGTCCGTTTACATAGCGGTTGTAAATAACCACGCTGTCAACATAGCCTATTCCCATAGCGTCACGCTCCGTAATCCAGCATAAAAGGCTCACGCAATGCCTTGTATATCTCTTTTTCGATTTCATCTTTGTAAACGGTTGTCATTACACCGCCAACATTGATTTGCATAGTTTCACGCAAGGCAGGAGCCGCCGCACTTACCCCGGCACTGATACCGGCTTCTCTTGCAATTTGCGGCTCGTCCACATATGCACATGCACACATTCTTTTGTGGTCGCATTTATCCCTTTCGGGGCATTTCTGGCACTTTTCAGCCATTTGTGATATAGTTCCCATTATTCGCCTTCCTCGCTTCCCCCCGGTTCTTCCGGCTTCTCCACTGGCTTGTCCTCCGGCGGTCTGCTTATCGGGGCATTGCGGCGTGGGTAAGGGATTCCGGAATACAGAAGATTCACTCCATTGGAATCCGGCACAAGCGAGAGATATTCCCTTACAGTATCACGATATAGCCGCTCCTGTGCCGCTTTATCCGACAAAACAGCGTCAATCAAGGTACTGCCGCCTTCTGCCTTTGCCGTGTACGATATGGATTCACTTCCAGAGGAAACGGAAGATACCACTTTCCCCCGGAGTGCGCCGGATTCGTCCGTTATGTACCCCTGCCCCTCTGATACACGTTTGTTTGCCGCTTCAATCTGCCCGGCAATCTCCATCAGCTTGCAGACGCACCGCCGGACAGCTTCAATATCGTCCTCGTTGGTCGGGAACGCAAATTTCAGCTTATTCAGCGTGAGAGTGTCCACCAGACGGCAAGCCTCCCATGACAGACGGTTAAAGTCGGTTTCCGGCATGGAATCCTCGCCGTATATGCTTTTGTAGTAGTCGTAGGTTACATATCCCATGGGCTACTCCACGATTTCCCAATCTTCTGCCAACATATCAGCCTGGGAAGCAAGCCAGCCGCACTGGTAGCCGCTTGTGCCGACAAACATCAGGAATTTGCTTCCAATGTTTTCATGCTCCGGGTCAATAACTACCTCTCCGGCTTTAGTGGCGCATGTTTTCATGTATGCCAAAACAACATACTGTTCTTTTCCGTTCCAGCCCTTGCGCTTTGCCTTCTTTCCGTTTTTGATTGCTTCTAACGCTTCTCCAAAATTCATAGTCTTATTTTCCTCCTATCTGATTTCCGGCATGAAATACTTTACATATCCCATGCCGGTTTGCTCCTTATGACAGCTTCGTACTCTTTGCCCTTGTCGTGCCGCCAGATTCCTCGCCCGTTTCGCTTGCACTTGCCGCGCCCGGTTTCTTGCTGTAGAAAATCAGGTCAGGCATAACAACCTTACAGCCATAATGGAAAAACATACCGATTGCATACGCATTTGATAATTCAATCTGCTTTGCCTGGTATTCGTCCGCCATAACCGGCTCCGCAATCGCTCCGGTACACATAGCGATAATTTCAACGCCCTCCGGCTGATGAACATTGGAGTAAATCCATGCGCCGTGATACCGTCCAAACTCCGCAACGTCTGTCTTAACATTTGCATTGCCTTTGGTGTCGATGTAGTCCCGCATTTCCTCGTATGCTTCCGGGGACAGAACCACATGAATATCTTCTTTCTCGATGCCGTCCACAAACTCATTTTTTGCAGTATGCAGCTTCATCACTACTGCCGTTACACGGTCTTTAATGGTATCGCCGGACACTGTTACCTCTGTACCGCCGGCAACCGTCCCAACAGTGCCGTCACTCTCTTTGCGCTTTCCGACAGCCACAAGAAAGAAATTCTCGTCCAGTTCCCGAACCATGGCACGAGTGATAGCTGTTCTCCTATCAGACAACAGGCCCGGAATTCCTCCAAGGCGGATGTCCTTTTCCTCTGCTTCTTCCATGATTTCCTTGTCGATGTCAATGTCGATAGGGACCTGCATACCCTTGATGGACTTTCCTTTTCCTGCCGCTCTCGCCGTGCCATATTCTTCTGTTTTAGCGGACGCAAATCTCTTCGCCACAAGCGTTCCTGCCTGTGGATCGCCGGAGAGTCTCTGGTTCTTAAAAAGGCTTGAAATCGTCCGTCTTCCGACATTTTCGATGATGCCTTTCTGTTCTTCCGCCAGAAGCATTTTACCCTCTTCTGTACCGGATAAATCTTTAAGGTTTGTAATGTTTAATGAATCAATAGCCATAAAATAATCCTTTCTACCCATAATTTTTAAAAGGTGTGTGGGTCAGCAAATTACTCAAACGTAAGCCGGTACTCGATTTAGAAAATCACAGGAGCCGGACTGGTATCTTTTGCCGGGGTCTGCTTCGGCTCGGACTTGTCCGTAAACTTCTGCGCTCTGCCGGCGGCTTTCTCTTTGGCTTCGGCTTCTGCCTTTTCAGCTTCGGTCTGGTAGAAATGGTCTTTTTCATTCTCCTTTGCCAGATAGTCCGACAGCCCCATAAATGCGCCGTCCTTCCATTTCAAGCCGTCATCACCCATGATTTCACGCATAAGCGAATCCCTGACACGTCCCGATTCAATTTTCAGCTTGTCAAACTCGCCTTTGAGATAATCCCGCTGGTCACGCTCCAAAATCTGCTTCGTAGCCATGTCCTGCGCTTCTTTCGCCGCCTGCTTATACTTCTGGATTTCCTCTGCCTGTTTCTCCGGGTCGATGTCCTTGAATTTCTCCAGGGTTTCATTTGCCGTGTCAAGCTGCCCTTTGTAATTGTCCCGGTCTGCTTCCGCCGCTTCCAGCTTCTTGACCTGCTTGTTGTAATCAGCAATAGGCTTATAGTTCTCGGCTACGGCATCATTGACAGCCTTTTTCTGCTCCTCCGTTACTTCCAGTCCTGCGTCTTTCAAAATCTGCTCAATACTTTTCATGCTCCATGTCCTCCATACATTTGTTTATACCGGGCTGTCCCCGGTCTGTGAGTAAGCGTGTATACTGCGCCCAGTAAAGCCGTTCCGGGGATTGAACCCGGAAGCTGCCTATACAGAACGGCTAATTCCTTTGATTGCCTGTTGTCAATTCTTCTCTCAACTTCTGCATTTTCTTTTCATGCTCTGCCTTAGTGATGTAATTTTCGTGAATCTTTTTGTACAGCTCTCTGTGCCTTTCTGGCGGCACAACCAGGCCAAATTCCTTGCAGATTTCAATAATGTTTTTCATGATATGTCCTCCTTAACGTATTTTTTAACAGCGTGTCCGCTGTATGGATTTAGGCAGATGAACCTCTGCCGGGGTAGCGGAGCATGAGAGAATCGAACTCCCACAACATTGCT